CCCACTAGGCCCGGTCCCGGACAGATGGCCGAGTGGTTTAAGGCAGCGGTCTTGAAAACCGCCGTGGGTGAAAGCTCACCGTGGGTTCGAATCCCACTCTGTCCGCCAGTTCGCTTGTTGCGAAACGCATATTCCACTCCCCTTTGGCCTTAAAACCCCAGCTTCCGCGGGGTTTTAAGGGTGTGATGCAAACCTTAGAGACTGGGGATTGAAGGTGGCTCGGTTCTCCAACCCGGATTTGTCTCCATTCACGCCAACCTCGACAAAAAGGTTGGCGCTCTAAAAACCGCTAATTTGCAGGAAGTTAGGAAGCTGCGGCCATGGCGCAGTTTTCTTGGTGACTTCACCAGCTTTTTATGACTGAAAACCAAAGCCATAGGGTTGTATCGTAAGGCGTCGTGTTATGTCGCACCTAGAACGCGGTAGATGCGCTTCCCGCCATCATTCTTCTCTGACACCACATTCAGACCGCGCTTTCGCTTCAGAGGTCCGGCCATTGCCCCCCTGATGGTATGTGGCTGCCAACCGGTAACGTGGGACATTTGATCGATTGTGGCTCCGCTGGGTGTCGAGAGCAGATTGATAAGTCTGTCGAGCTTTCCCGTTGGTTGTGCCGAATCGTTGGCATGAGGTTCCTCGCCAATTTCCGTAGGAACCAGCTTGCCGATGCTCGTGAGGCGCAGCATCAGCGGCCCCTTCTCCGGATCCAGCCGCCAGATCCAGTCCGGGCGGGTTGCCGGATGTTCCTCGACCATGTGGCGCTCAAGAAGCCGCTCGCAAGCCGATCTGACAGCTTCGGTCAGGGAGCCATGTATAATTGGCCCCAGGCATCGATCATTGCGCCGCCGCGCAGCCTCGATGATTTCGCCTTCCTGAGCAGAGAGATAAAAAGTGCGCATGCTTGATCTCCGGTTTTGGAGAGAACCAATCCTCTCCTACCGAGATCAGCCCCGCACTTGGGGCAACCACACTCCTTTCTTCACCACGACAAGCCATTAAGATGGCATATAATCAAGGCCTTAATCTGACGTTGAGTTGGCAATTATCCCGGGGATTTTTAATGTAAGCAACGCAGTGATAACGTTGCAAAAGTGGGTTGGGTGGAGCGATTCTGCGATCGCTTTGAATAGGGGGCAAAATGGCGAGCAGCGCCGAATTCAAGTTTCTCGAGCGACCAGTCGAATTCTCGGTAGAAGACATAGAGGGCGCGCACCTAGAAGCACTGGTGCTCACTGCCATCGTCAACCCGATGGGCCCTACCCTCACCTTTTTGGCGACCGTAGGCAGGGCGGCGGAGCGTCCTCTAGTATACGCAATGCTAAACCCGTTCCGCTGTGAGGTTAAGCAGATCGGTACATTCATCGATGGCGAAACCTGGTTTCCCGATCAGGCATTTGCCGACCTGTTCCAATATCTATCCGGTTCCTGTCCGACCCTAGTGTTGACGAGTACATCTCTGGATGCCGAAACCAGGTCTCGAGTGCTTGAGAACCTATTCACTCTTTTTGACGACGCAGAAGACACCATTGAGCACGTCAGAGATTTCTTCGGAAATCCGATGGATCGCGTTAGCCATTCCATGGGTATTGACGTTCCTGCCCCCGCGGCAAATCCACCCGAGATCCAGCACGCCGAATGGAACGAGGTCGTTTCCGACACCCGTCACATATGGCCCGAGCTGAGAGCCTTTTTGTTTGCGTGGGATGGCTCGATTAACAAAACCCTCATTTCCGATCAGATGAAGTATGGCGCTCTGCCGACAGAGCGGATGAAGTCGATCCTGTTCCCGTTGCTAGAGTCAGTTTGGACACCTGATCCCATCAAGGAGGAGCCAGCAGCTCCAAAGGTGGAGGCCCAGCGCCCTCTTCCTGCACCCCAAAGCCTGGACGAAGTTAGGCAATCCCTCGTTGATTATAGCAACTGGGCAGCTCTCCGAGGTGACAACCTATTGCAGTTCATGGCGCGTTGCATGCTGCTGTACGGACGTGAAATTGACGGCACACTCGTGCCGCATTTGTCCGCACTATACGCCCAAGTTAGAGATCACGTTGATCCGGAACATCGAAAATTGGAGCTGCAAAGGATCTCGGTTGCAGCGGAAAAATATAATCTTGCAGCCTGCACGCTGTTGCCGCCATTGCTATGCGACGACGATCCCTGGGTCGTTTCCACTGCGATGCTGGACTACCTTGCGCTATGCCACCCCGAGCCAAACGGCCTACCCTTCGAGTTTTCGGAGCTAGATACCTTTTTCACCAAGGGTACGTTTGAAAGCCCAGGCGGCGCGATCGGTGGGCTTGTCACCTCCGGTGATCGGCGGTTCCACTCCAAGATACATGAGTGGAAACGGCACTTGAGCAAAGACGACATCCGCGCCGCCACAAACTGTCGCACGCCATTCATAACACACGGCGAAATCCTATTCTGGCTGGACTGGGCCGAAGAGCTGGTCGACAACCGCCATCCCCAGGCCGAGAGCATCCTTGGTTTGGTAGCCTCTGCGGTAGGCTTGCTTGGAAAACATAATCCTCACGATGTTGTGCAAGACGTCGAGCGCCGTTTTCCAGCGTACGGCGTCAAAGACACCGTCGTTGTCATCCAAAGCTGGGATCGCGCAGCTTACGCAGAAGAAATTGCAGACCGGCTATACCGACTCGAAGCCGCTGAAGCTGCACCCAAGGTGTTTTCGGCTGTTCTGAGGTCATGGGGATTGCAACCACGGGCTGACCTGATCGATCAATTCATCCCGGATGATGGGTCAAGCTAACCTCTTAGACGAAATCAGGCTCCAAAGACGGCGTCCTCCTGTTCGTCCCAAGGCAAATCGGCCACGAATGTCATTTCTCTGATCGAAATGGCGGGTGGCTCCCTTCTTAGTAGCAGGCGCTCCAGCACCGTCGGGGCCAGATAAGCCAGTCGAATATAGCGACTGATGAACTGGTTCGAGATCCGATCTTCGGCTGCTAGATCTCGATTTGTCGAGCACGCTCCACTTTCCAGTCGGCGCCTCCAACTCCAAGCTTGGGCAATCGCTTTCATTATGTGCGGATCTGGGCCGGGATCATCATTCGCGGGACTGTCAGCGGGTGGCAGGATTTGTGGCCTGCCGTTCCGCTTGCGGAAGGTCAGTGGGATGATGACGCGCATTGTCTCTGACCTACCGCTCATGCGGCCTCTGACATCAGACGTGGCGTGAGCAATTCTCCTACAAGCGCCGCTAGCCCTGACGTTCGAAGATCTACCGCGACGCCATCGGGTGCAACGGTGACTCGTTCTACCAACAGCCTGATAATTCTCGCTCGTTCGGCTGGGAACAGGGCCTTCCATAGACCATCGAAACCGTTCAGGGCTGCGATGACATCTTGGCTCTCGACCTGGTCTGCATCTATCTCGGCCACTGCTTTAGCTGCAATTTCAGGCTGTCGAAGCAGATGACGGACCTCCCGAATAACGCCAGCCTCGATCAATCCGGCAGGAAGTCTTTGGATTTCGTCGCCGTCCTCCCCGGCCCTGTTCCGGATCTTATCCATTGAGACGTAGTAACGATAGCGTTTGGGCCCCTTCTTGGTTGCGGTAGGCGTCATCGCCGTCCCACTCGCCGTGAAGATTAGTCCTTTGAGAAGAGCTGGTTCTTGGACCCTCGAATCCCCTGCGCGTGAACGTGGGCTGATCTGCAGAATAGACTGCACTTGATCCCACAGTCTGAGATCGATGATGGCAACGTGCTCGCCGGGGTAACAGGTCCCCTTGTGGACCGCCTCACCAATGTAAACGCGGTTGCGGAAAAGCTTATAAAGGAAGCCTTTGTCGATCATTCGTCCGCGCTTGTTTTGTACTCCCTTCGCGACGAGTTCACGGGTCAACCGCGTTGCTGATCCCAACTCTACAAAGCGCTCAAATGCATTACGCACATATTGCGCCTCACGCTTGTTGATCACCAGCTTGCGATCAATGACGTCGTACCCCCATGGCACGAACCCGCCCATCCACATGCCCTTGGCGCGGCTGGCGGCTATCTTGTCGCGAATACGCTCGCCAGTCACTTCACGCTCGAACTGTGCGAACGAAAGAAGCACGTTCAGGGTCAGCCGGCCCATCGACGTGGTGGTGTTGAACGCCTGAGTCACCGAGACGAAGGTCACATTGTGACGATCGAGCACCTCGACCAAGCGCGCGAAATCCATCAGGGAGCGCGACAGCCGGTCGATCTTATAGACAACGATCACATCGATAAGTCCGGCCTCTACATCCTCGATGAGGCGCTTGAGCCCAGGCCGATCGAGGTTTCCGCCCGAAAATCCACCGTCGTCATAGCGATCCCGCATACAGGCCCAGCCTTCTGGGCGTTGGCTGGCGATGTACGCTTCGCAGGCCTCGCGCTGGGCGTCCAAGGAGTTGAACTCCATGTCGAGCCCCTCTTCAGTCGACTTGCGGGTATAGACGGCGCAGCGCAGGCGCTTAGCAGGTTGAGCAGACATCAGCGCCCTCCCCTGCGGCTCACACGCAGCCCAAAAAACCTGTAACCATTCCAACGCGTGCCGGTGATGGCGCGCGCAATGGCTGAAAGCGACTTGTAGTTCCGCCCCTGCCACTCGAATCCGTCCCGCGTAACTGTGACCGTGTGTTCAGTGCCGTTCCATTCACGGACCAGCCTGGTTCCCGCGACAGGAGTGCGGCTATCAAGGATCATCGCCACTCTCACGGGCTTGCCTTCGATTTCGTCCGCTATCGCGTCGAGAAGTTTTGCGACCCGTTTATCCAAGCCGCCGCGTTCAAGTTCTTGAATGCGGTAGCCCAGGCGGTGCTCGAGGAATGAGCGGCTATTGTTGGGTGCTTCTGAGCCCATCAGCGAACGCCATCTTTCTTTGAGATCGGCGATCGACAATCGTTTCAGCGCTGCCAGTTTCGCCAGTGCAGTTATCTGCGAGGCATGCGCCACGGGGTTGATAGATTGCATCATTTTTCTCCACTTCTACGGGCTTTTGCCCGACGGAGAATGACGCTCCTGACGTCCTGGATATCCAGCGAACTATCTCTCTGGTTGGCAGATAAAGTGGTGGACTTTTGGTGCATGCGCATGATGCCTCCAGCAAGGATCCGACCCAACTCGCAAAAACGCTCGTCGTCGGACATGAGGCTGGGGCAAATGCCATTCTGTACGGGGTGGTTTCGGGACATGGCGACATTTCGTAACTAGTTGATGCCCAGCAGGTGCAACGTCACCAAACTGTCCGCAAGGCCCCAGGATTTCGAAGGAATTTCCTACGGATCAGGGCGAAATTGTGCGCATAAGTTTTTTGATTTTTCCTCCTCCTTGGGCGGCCACGGCCCTAATCTCGGAGAGGATGTTCCACAAAAAAGTTGACCACGCCGGCGCGGTCGATCTACGCTAATCAGCGTAATCGCGTGCAAATGGGAGTGGCAAACCGCCATGACACAGATATGACTGAAGAGACCGTAACCTTTGGCAAGGCCATTGCGAAGGCGCGCAAAGCGAAGGGTATGAGCCAAAAGGAACTCGCCGCAATCATCGTCAAAGATGATGGGTCCGGGGGCAATATATCGCCACAGTACCTAAATGATATCGAGCATGACCGCCGAAGCCCATCCTCTGATCACATAATACGCGAATTTGCCAAGGCGATTGATATTGATGAGAACACGCTTTTCTTACTTGCGGGAAAGATCCCCGATGAAGTGCGCAGAAGATTATTGAACAGCCAGAAAGTCGAAACGGCAACCATGGCATTCATGAGTTTTAGAAAGAGCGTTTAAGGTTAGCTGGGCGGAGCGAGCGAATGGTCAAAATGATACGAGACCCTTCGGGTCGCTTCGCTGAGCGGCCCTATTTCTCAAGCGGGGAGCTCGACCGCGCATGTGAAGTGATTGTTCGCCGCTTCCATCGCAAGCGCGGGGCAGACGATCGCGTCAATCTGACCACTGACGAGCTATCGATCCTGATTGAAGGTGAGGATGCAGACTTAGATTCGTCTGTCGATTTGACACCTTATGGGCACGACGTGGAAGGGGTCTCCATCTTTCACCCCAATGGCAGTGCCGAGGTGAAGATCTCAAGCAGGTTGGCGGACAACGCCCGGATGGAAAACCGGCTACGCACGACATTGGCTCATGAATTTGGGCACCTGCATTTTCATCGGCATTTGTGGGCTATGAAGTTTGCAACACAGGACCTCTTCGCTTCATCGTCAGTCACTGACAACGCGGCCATCTGTAAGCGCGACCAAATCCTCAATGCACGCCAGGCTGATTGGATGGAGTGGCAGGCCGGTTACATTAGCGGTGCTATCCTCATGCCTGTAAGCGCCATCACTAGTATCGTGGCAAGATACCGCGTCGATCACAGTTTGATGGGTAGCATCTCACCGATAAGCTCAGACGCCTTTCAGCTTTCGGAGGAGGTCAGAGCCACCTTCCAAGTGTCCGAAGATGCCGCATCTGTCAGGATGCAAGTGCTCGGTCTTCTTGAAGGCGCCGGCCCCGCCACCAACTTGTTCACATAGTTATCCCCGCCAATCCGCTAATCAGCGTATTTTTTCGCTTGACCCCGCACCTGCGGTCGAAATACGCTATTTAGCAGATCGGCGTGCATGGTGCACCCCGGCCATGACACAGGGGGCAACATGACCTCGATTGCAGCAATGATCCGTAAAACCTCGGCCTATGGGCTGAAGCAGTACTTCAACCAGAATTGGGTGCTCACCGCAGCCAACATCGACTGGAGCCTCTCAGAACCTACACTGGTCGGCCCGCTCCTGAAAGCAGTCGACAATATGACCGACGTTGAAAAGGCGCGGGTCGAGCTTGATGCAGCGCGCGTAGGAGGTCTGGCTGACGACGCTGGTCAGACCGCCATTCTCAGTGTTGTGGCAGACAACTCGCCCTACCACGATCTGATCGGGCCTCATGATCGCGCGCTTTGGCTGTTTCTCAACCACCCTGACCTTTTCCGCCAGGCTGAGGAAGTTCGGTTCACCGATGAACGTCGTCGTGGGCGCGCGTGGGATGGATATGTCGTGGAACGTTTCAAGGTTTTGAACCGGAGTCTCGAGGCGACCGATGCATTCAAGAAGGCGGTTCGCGAACGCTTCCTCTCCGCCAATGTCCATGTCGACATCTTCGAACGCCGCCGGGTTATCTTCAACGGGGCGTCATGCGACCTGATCCAGATCGCGGTCTATCGCGAAGGCCTACCAGATGACGTTCTTGAATTCGATGCTGGCGACCTTGTTCGCAAGGTTCGCAACCCTGTCTTCGAAGCAGCCCTGACCTACGAACCGAGTACTGGTGTGATCGAAGTGGTTGCTAACGATCGTGCAAGCCGCGCCGATCTCGCGACATTCATGGCGAGGGACCTTCTGGATATTCCGATCATTTCAGAGAAGCTGCGCCTTCGCCACTATGATCTCGCCCCGCTGCTGACCCGGCATCGCTTCGATACCGATCTTGAGGATGGCATTGAGTCGGTCTCGGTTAAGCAGCTTCGTCTCATGCCGATCGACAACCCTGGCCGGCGTGTCACCCTCGAATGCATGCGCAATTGCGACTTGGACATCTGGTCGATGGCTGACGATGAATTCGGCCCTTACAATCCGCTGCTCGGGGGATGGGTCGCTACTCAGGCCAAGCTGACGATTACGTTCAATCCCAAGCTCGGCGCACGGCGCGGGCGGGTACTTTCGTTGACGGTCACTATGCCCCACGGCTGCAACCTTAAGGATCTTACCCCCGAAGAGCAGCTGATCGGTGAGAAGTACCTGCGGCGCTGGGGCATCCTCTCGGGTGCTGATCTGCGTCATGATTGATCGTCCGGCAATCAACCTCCTTGGCGCCGTCCTTGGCACCAAGGAGGGGCGGATTTCAGGTGCGATTCTGGCAGATTATCATGCATCCGCCCGCGACCAACTTTTGCACGCCAACCTCCTACAACCGCGCGGGGACATCCGTGCGGTTGCAGCCCTAACCGACCATGACGATGAGCCTGTCTCTGTTATTTGGTCGGACAACGGGTATGGCTATTTTTGCCCTTACGCCGGGTGGGTCGAAGTGGGCACCGACCGCCTTGGTATGTTCGGCGTCAATATGACGGCACTGATTACCAAGACCTTCAGCCGTGTGGAGATCTTGACCGGGGCAGCACCTGTCGAACTGATCGCCGGACACGTCTGGGAAGTCGGTAACGCGCGGATCCCCGGCCGAACGAAGCCTGTATCGATATGGCTGTTGCGCCGCATTCACCATCCTGTTGTGTGGCAACAGTTCGTCGAGCTGGCAAAAAAGCGCCCTATATCAACACTGCGACTTGTACTCAGTGTCACGCGGACAGATCTTGTGCCCCAAACCGCATACGGCAATCACGAAATCATTTTCGTTGGGGACGTCATAGACCATTTCGACGGTGTTGCCGTTGACCCAGAGTTGCTCGCAGCCCGACTGTCGTATGGACAGTCATCCCCACTCAAACCTGTCGCCATTTCCGCCGATGGTCAGTGCCTAACCGTGCACGGCAAGACTTACACATTTACCGGTGTCAAACAGCGGTCCGTCGTTCGGGATCTGTTTGCCGCATGGGAGGCCGGCGCCCGTGAGTGCATGACTGCTGCCGTTCTGGAGCAGGCTGGGTGTGGCCGTTCGGTCAATACCCTGGCCAAGCTCTTCAAGGGTAATAAAGGCTGGCGTGACATCATCCACGAACAAAGGGGGATGTGTTGGCTCGCTTGCTGAGCTGAAATTACCCTGTGTCGCTAAGCGAGCCGCCTTCGGGCGGCTCTTTTTTTTCTAATTTTCACGGCTTGATGGATTCCTCCCCTCCCCCCTCCCTGCCGCCTCCCCGAATCCTCCCCGCATAAACGCCATTGTCTCCGCAGGTTTTCAACTGAACCGAAGGAGATCCGAATGGCCACCCGTCACCTGAACCAGATCGAGCTTGCTGCTCGCTGGACCATTAGCCCCCGCACGCTCGAGCGGTGGCGTTTCACGGGCGAAGGCCCGCAGTTCATCAAGATCGGGGGGCGCGTAGTCTACCGCATCGAAGATGTTGAAGCCTTCGAGGCTGACCAAATTCGCCAGTCCACGCCCGGCGGCGTCGCCCGTCAGCCTGCCTAAGCGCAAGCAAGAATCAAATTCCCAACAAAAAGGTTTCACTATGTTGTTCCCGAACCCGATCGCGCGTCTGCGCAAAGCCCACTACGCCCTTGAAGACCTGCCTGATGCGGTCACCTTTCCGAAGCACCCGGCACGCGAAAGCGATGATCCGCTGCCGCTCGAAGACGCAACCGTTGACGATATCGCCTTTGCCATCGTCGCCGCTGACCAGGAAAGCATTGCCGCCTCGAACCGCGCCTCGTCCCTGAAGCGCCTTTACAAGATGGCCCGCGAGGCCGGCGCCATCGGTATCGACCCGGCCGTGAAGTCGGCCCTCAAAGGGAGTGCGAGCTGATGGCTATCTCGCTTGCCTCCCTGCAGATGTCGAGCACGCTGCGTCCGCCCCGGATCCTCATGCATGGCGTTCACGGCGTCGGTAAGACGACGTTCGCTGCCGGTGCCGATGCTCCGGTCGTGATCATGACCGAGGACGGTCTCGGCATGCTGAAGGTGCCGCATTTCCCGCTCGCCACCAGCTATGCCGACGTCGTTGATGCGCTCGACGCTCTGCTCAATGAAGAGCACGCTTACAGCACGGTCGTCATTGACAGTGTCGACTGGCTTGAACCGCTGGTCTGGGCTGAGACCTGCCGCCGCAACGGCTGGGCCTCGATCGAAGCCCCGGGCTTCGGCAAGGGCTATGCTGAGGCGCTTACGGTCTGGCGCGAATATCTCGATCGCCTGAACAACTTGCGCGATCGCCGCGGCATGGCGGTCGTCCAGATCGCGCATACCGACATCAAGCGCTTCGATAGCCCCGAGCACGAGCCTTACGACCGCTACGTCATCAAGCTCCAGGCACGCGCTGCGGCCCTGCTGCAAGAGCACTGCGATGTCGTGCTTTTTGCCAACTACCGCATGTCCATCACGAAGGCGGACGTTGGCTTTAACAAGAAGGTAGCTCGGGCACTCGGCTCCGGTGAGCGCGTCCTGCACACCGCCGAACGTCCGGCCTTCCTTGCCAAGAACCGCTACGGCCTGCCCGACACGCTTCCGCTCGATTGGAAAGCCTTCGTCGCGGCCATGCCTCAGCCCGAACAGCCCTGATCCGGAGATTTCCAATGGCACGTTTTGATCACGCCTTCGATGCGACCAGCATCGATCCCACGACCGGCTACGATGTAGTTCCCGCCGGCAAGTACCGCGCCCAGATCGTCGAGAGCGAGATGCGCGTGACCCGCAACGGCATGGGCCAGTTTCTCTGGCTGATGCTCGACATCATCGAAGGGCCGTACCAGGGCCGCAAGCTGTTCGACCAGCTGAACCTCGTGAACTCGAACCCGCAGACGGTCGAGATCGCGCAGCGCACCCTGTCGGCCATCTGCCACGCGACTGGCAAGCTGCAGGTCAATGACAGCGTCGATCTGCACCTGGTGCCGATGTCGATCCAGGTCGGCGTGAAGCCGCCCAAGGACGGATATTCGGAAAAGAATACGATCCGCTACCTCGTCCCGGACAAGACCGCGCCGGCTGCGCATCAGCCTGCACCCGCGACCCCGCAGTCGGCAGCGCCGCCGGCCGGAGCTCCGTGGAACCGTAACACCTGATCCTGCGGGCTGCCGCGGGAAGTCGCGGCAGCCTCAGCCAGACAAGAGACTGACCATGACTGACATAACCAACGCGGCCCCTGTGGCCGCGGACACCCCCGGCTTGCCTGAAAAACAGCGCCGCCTGATCGAACTCGACGACGCGATCGCCAAGATCCGCACCCAGATCGCGACCGCCGATCTGACCCGCCAGACACAGGGCAAACCGATCGACCCTGTGTGGTTCAACCGCGCCCGTACCGCGCAGCGCCACCTCTACCGCGAGCGTGCCGAACTGCTCGCCGACGGCAGTGGCTGGCACCGCCGCAACAAGATGAAGGACGCGCTGATCGAGATCCTGCGCGCTCGCCACGATCCAGAAGTCTGGGCTGAGCTGGTCGCCGAAGCACGCGTCCGCAGCGAAGCGGAGGATCTGTGATGGCAGAACTTCCCGCCCCGCCGACACCCACCCTGACGGCAATCTACGCGGCCTATGAAGGACGCCAAGGTGATGGCTTCCGCGAGCATCTTGGCGCTTCGCTGATCGGCAAGCCGTGCTCCCGGGCCCTTTGGTATGATTTTCGCTGGGTCACCGTCTCCCGCTTTTCCGGCCGCATGCTTCGCCTGTTCGAGACCGGGCAGCGTGAAGAAGACCGGATCGTGGCTAATCTGCGTTCGACCGGCGCCACCGTATTGGAAGTCGACCCGGAGACGGGCCGCCAGTTCCGGGTTGAAGCCCATGGTGGTCACTTTGGCGGTTCGCTTGATGGCGCTGCGCTTGGGCTGCTTGAAGCTCCGAAGACCTGGCACGTCGTCGAGTTCAAGACCCACTCGGTCAAAAGCTTTGCCGACCTCGTTGCCAAGGGCGTCGAGAAATCGAAGCCCCAGCACGCCGCCCAGATGCAGATCTACATGCACCTCACCGGGCTGACCCGCGCCATGTACGTCGCAGTCTGCAAGGACACCGATGCCCTGCATATCGAGCGTCTCGAGGCCGATCCTGCCGAGGCGACCCGGCTGCTCGATAAAGCCAAGCGCATTATCGATGCCCAGCATCCACCCGCGCGGATCAGCGACGATCCGACCTGGTTCGAGTGCCGCATGTGCTCCCATCATGCTGCCTGCCACACCGGTGAAACTGCGGCACTGAACTGTCGGACCTGTCTGCATTCGACGCCCGTGGATGGTGGTTGGCACTGTGCTCGCCACGATCGCAAGCTCGATGCCCAGGTCCAGCGCCGGGCCTGTGCCCGCCACCTCTTCATCCCCGATCTCGTGCCCGGAACTGTCACAGACGCCGGTGAGGACTTCGTCGCCTACCGCATGGCCGACGGCTCCGACTGGCTGAACGACGCCCGTCAGAAGGAGGACGCAAATGCTTAAGCTCCGCCCCTACCAGCAGTCGGCAATCGCCGCGATCTACAGCTATTTCGAAGACAAGAACGGCAACCCCCTGGTGGTCATCCCGACAGCTGGCGGTAAAAGTCTGGTGATGGCCTCGTTCATCGACGGGGTGCTTAAGGCATGGCCCGACCAGCGCATCCTCATCGTCACCCATGTCCGCGAGCTGATAGCCCAGAACCATGCCGAGATGCTGGGCCTCTGGCCCGAAGCACCCGCGGGCATCTATTCAGCTGGGCTTGGGCGCCGCGATGTTGAAGCGCGCATCCTGTTCGCGGGCATCCAGTCGATCCACCGCCGGCCGGCTGAAATCGGCCACTGCGATCTCATCCTGATCGACGAGGCCCATCTCATCCCGGGCAAAGAAAACACGATGTATCGCCGCTTCCTGGACAAGATGCAGCGCATGAACCCGAAGGTGAAGGTCATCGGGCTCACGGCAACTCCCTACCGCCTGGACTCCGGCATGCTTCACGAAGGCGACAATGCGCTGTTCAGCGACATCGCTTACGAGGTGTCGGTCAGGGATCCCATCGAGGACGGGTATCTTAGCCCGCTGGTATCCAAGCAACCCGACACCAAGCTTGACGTGACCGGGGTCGGTTCGCGCGGCGGTGAATTCATTGCCAGTGACCTGCAGAAGGCGGTCGACAAGGACGTAATCACCAGCGCCGCCGTTGAGGAGATCATCGCCTACGGCAAGGACCGGAAGTCATGGCTCGCCTTTTGTTCGGGTGTCAGTCACGCGACCCACGTTGCCGAAGAGTTCCGCCGTCGCGGGATCAGCTGCGCCACTATCTTCGGCGACACGCCCAAGGACGAGCGCGACCGCATCATTGCCGACTTCAAGGCCGGCAAGATCCGGGCGTTGGCTTCGATGGGAGTGCTGACGACGGGCTTCAATGCTCCGGCCGTGGATCTGATCGCCATGCTGCGCCCGACCAAGTCGGCTGGCCTTTACGTCCAGATGGCAGGTCGCGGAACGCGGCTCGCCCCAGGCAAACAGGATTGCCTCGTCCTCGATTTCGCCGGCAACGTGAAACGTCACGGCCCCATCGACCTCGTCAAGCCGAAGCGCCCGGGCTCGGGTGATGGCGATGCGCCGGTCAAGGTCTGTCCGGATTGCGACAGCATCGTAGCGGCCGCCGCTCTCGAATGCCCCGACTGCGGCTTCATCTTCCCGGCCCGCAAGGTGAAGGTGGCCCCCACGGCGTCTACGCTGGCGGTACTTTCGTCGGGCAAGCCCAAGCGTCCGGAATGGCTGCCGGTGTCGAAAGTCTCCTACCAGCGCCACGACAAGCCGGGCGGCCGTCCTTCGCTCAAGGTCACTTACCAGTGCGGCCTGTCTTGGCATTCCGAATGGATCTGCCTGGAGCACACGGGCTATCCCCGGACGAAGGCTGAAATGTGGTGGCGCGAGCGCGCACCCGGCATTCCGGTACCGCGGTCAGTCGATGCGGCCTTGGCGCTGACCAACCGCCTGCGTTGTCCCAGCCACATCTCCGTGCGCCCGTCGGGCAACTACACCGAAATCACCAACGCCAGGTTCGACACATGTCATACGCCAACCCCGGGCTCTGCTCGGTCTGCCATCGCGAGCCCCGCGGCTTCGGCTGGTTCATCCCGTACTACCGGGTCTCCGATCCCCGCCGGGACGAAAGCCGGAAGTATCTTTGCAGCCGCGTCTGCCAGGACCTCTGTCACCGGAGGCAGGGCATGATCAACGCCAGTCGCAACGAACAGGCCGCAATGGTCAAAGGCGGCCATGCTGGTGGCCGTTTCCTCGAACAGATCGGCAAGACCGACCTTGCAACCCTTAGCGATGCCGAGTGGGCAGGTTTCGTCGAGCATCTGATCACGGGCTACTGCGACCACTTGCGCGAGCTCGCTGCCGACATGTCGGAGTGCCCGTTCTGATGTCCCAGTCCTACATGGCGCAGCTTGGCTCGCGCCTCCTTGCCAACGGTTATACGATCCTACCCATCGCGCCCGGCCATAAGAAGCCGGGCCGCTATCAGCGCGGCGGTTGGGTCGATTATCCGGAATGGAACCGGCACGCGGAACGGCCGACGACGGAGGTCGAAGTCGCAACCTGGTCGACATGGCCCGACTGCGCCATTGGCGTGGTGGCCGGGGCAGTTGCGGCGATTGATATCGACATCCTTAACGATCCCGACCTTGCGCTGCAGATTGAGCAGCTGGCACGCGCCAGGCTCGGCGATACCCCGGCACTGCGGATCGGGCGAGCACCCAAGCGCCTGCTCGTCTATCGCACCCGTGCGCCGTTCCGGGGTATTCGCCGGGCGCCGCTTGAAGTGCTGTGTCTCGGTCAGCAGTTCGTCGCTTACGCCAACCATCCCGATACCGGTCAGCCCTATGCGTGGCCGGAAGAAGGTCTGGCCGAACTCGACCTGGAAAGCCTGCCGGTTATCGATGCCGACATGGCCGCGGCCTTTATGGAAGAAGCCCTTGAGCTGGTTCCCCCAGAATTGCGACCGGCAAGTCTGGCCACACTCACGGTTGCGGGCGCTTCCGTCTCGGGTCACGCCCAGACCGGGACGATCGAAGCTGTGTGCTCTGCGCTGGGCCACATCCCCAACACCGATCTCGACTATGACAGTTGGGTCAGGATCGGGCTGGCCATCAAGGGCAGCCTTGGTGAAGCCGGCAAGGACGTCTTCACGGACTGGTCTGATCAGGCGTCCAAGAACGACCCGGCCATCACTGAGAAGGCCTGGGGCAGTTTCCGTCCGGAACGCATCGGCGCAGGCACGATCTACCATCTGGCGATGGAACGCGGCTGGAAGCCCGATCCCGGTATGGTGCTCGATGGTAGCCAGCCGATCGACGAGTGCCATCCTGCCTCTGGCCTGCTGGCCCGGCTCGATGTGACGGCGGATGCGGAAGCAGTGACTGCGCCCGCAAGCTTCAATCTGACGATCCCGGGCGGGCTCGTCGGCAAACTGACAGATTACATGCTGTCGACCGCTCGTCGTCCCCAGCCGCTGTTGTCGCTGGGCGCCAGCCTTTGCGCGATCGGCGCGCTTATGGGGCGGCTTTACCGCACGGATAGCAACCTGCGCTCCAACCTCTATGTTGTCGGCATTGCGGACAGCGGATCGGGCAAGAACCATTCGCGCGAGATCATCAACGAGGTGCTGTTCGAGGCTGGCCTCGCGAACCACCTAGGCGGCAACAAGATCGCGTCCGGCGCCGGGCTGCTAACCGCCTTGCACCGTCAGCCGGCGATCCTGTTCCAGATTGATGAGTTCGGTATGTTCCTGTCGGCAGCCGCAGATCGCAAACGCAGCCCACGCCATATCACCGAGATCCTCGACAACATGACCGAGCTCTACACCTCGGCCGGCGGGATCTTCCTTGGCGCGGAATATGCCAATCGCGATGGCACGAACGAGCGGCGCGACATCGTCCAGCCCTGCCTGTGCGTTTACGGCACGACCACCCCGCTGCATTTCTGGGGCGCCCTGCAAGGTGCCAACGTGGTGGATGGCTCGCTCGCCCGCTTCCTGATCCTGCCCAGTGACGAAGACTACCCCGATGAGAACGTGACCGTCGGGCTTCGCACCCCGCCGCCCGATCTGATCACCGGCCTCCAGCTGCTGGCATCGGGCCCCGGGCAGCAACGCGGCAATCTTGTGGGCGCTACGTCCGGGCCTCAGACCGCTGTGGTGCTCACCACAGTGCCGATGACCGATGAGGCCCGCGATCGCTTCAAGGCGCTGAGCGAGGAGCTTACGGGCGAATTGCGGGCAGCGGCGGGCACAGCCTTCACCGCAATCCTCGCGCGTATTGGCGAAATCGCGCTGAAGCTGGCGCTGATCGTTGCCGTAGGCCACGATCCTGCCGCGCCGATTATCACGATCGACGATGCGGACTGGGCCATCGCCTTTGTGCGGCACTATGCCAAACGGGCCATGGAGGCCGTCGAGCGCCATGTCGCTGACACCGAAACAGAGGCCCATCTGAAACGGCTGCGTGAGGTCATCAGGGCTGCCGGCACCAAAGGGATCACCAAGTCCGAGCTGACGCGCGGTACGCAGTGGCTCAAGTCCCGCGACCGCGACGACATCATCCAGACCCTGATCGAAAGCGGGGATGTAACGACCAGCATGCGTGGGTCAGCCACCCGTCAAGCCATGGTCTACCGGTTGGCTCGCTAGATGGAGGGCGTAGAACCACTGCGCGCCCCGAGCAGCTGGGCGTGGCATATGCCACGGCTGGCGAATGCTTCAGCGCCCCGAATGCTTCAAAATGAACAATTCACCCCTTCAACCCCACGAAGAAGCTGGAGAAAATCGAAATCCGGAGATGTTTCAATCTTTCAAGGGATACCCTGTATATAGCCTCGCGTACGCGCGCGTTTTAAGATTTAGAGAGGTATCCCCTAGAAATATTGAATAATTGAAAGATTATATATTACCTAGGAATCCCGCGGGCTTGGGTGGCCAAATGTTTCAATCCGCCCCCTTGAAGCCTTAGAAAGATCTCGGACGGCGCCCCCGTCCGGATGACGACCTGACCAGACCCACTTCGGGTTCGGGCGAGCTGCCAGCCTTCACCGGCCCATTGCCTCGCCCCGACCACCCCACACGAAGAGGAGGTCGTCATGACCCTGCCAGAATTGCAGGCCGCAGCCTGCCCCGATAGTTTCCAATCCCGGCAAAGTGGCACAATCACTCGCGGTGCCGTTCTTGCCCTCGATCTCGGCACCAGTGCCGGCTGGGCACTCCAGTCCCCAGATGACCAGATCACGACCGGCACAGTCTCGTTGAAACATACCCGCTACGACGGTGGCGGCATGCGCTACCTCCGCTTCCGGCGCTGGCTCGAACAGCTCGACCTTGATGCTGGCCCGATTGAGGCGGTCTACTTCGAAGAGGTCCGCCGTCACGTCGGCACCGATGCAGCGCACGTCTATGGTGGCCTGCTGGGAATGCTGACCTCGTGGTGCGAAGAGCATCTGGTAGCCTACCAGGGCGTGCCCGTCGGCACGATCAAGCGGTTCATTGCCGGCAAGGGCAATGCCGACAAGTCGGCTGTCATCGCGGCCGTTCAGGCCAAGGGATTTGCTCCCGCCGACGATAACGAGGCCGACGCCATCGCCATCCTTCTCTGGGCTATCGAGACCCGCGGAGGTGTCCGGTGAGCGCGGTCGGTTTCCTGAAGCGCGTGGCGCAGGTGCTCGAAGATCGCGGCGCTGCCTACGGCGATCCCAAAGCTCAGATGGAGGCCATCGCTCAGCGCTGGTCGATCACCCTGGGGACACCCGTCACGGCACAGCAGGTTGCGCTGTGCATGATCGATCTGAAGCTGGCACGGCTCGCCCACGATCCGGGCTATGCCGACGGCCCAATCGATGTGATTGGCTATGCGGCGCTGATCCCGGAGATCATCCGTGGCTCGCGGTCGTAAGCGCAAGGCGGGCCGCCGCCACCCATGCGGCAAGCTGGTCCAGCCGGGCAAGGCTGAGACCCTGCGCGAAGTGACCGCGACCGTGCTTGAGGCACGCCAACGCCAGTATGGTGTGAGCGCGCGGCAGGCAAAGGACGAGCGCCTCGGCTCCGCAATCGGGCGGCTGGCGTTCGCTGGCAAGATCACCCCGGAGCAGCTGGCAGCAGCGGAGCTCTATGGTGACCTCATGGCCCGCAACCGGGCGGTCATGGGGCTGCCGCCACTCCACCCGCATTCAGCGGGTGGTCTGCTCCTGGATGAAGGGATCTTCGGGCGCAGCATCACGGAATACGACCCGGACTATGTAGCCAAGATCCGCAAGCGTTCGGCAGCGACGATCCTGATGCTACGGACTGCCGACAGCGATGCCGTTGCTGCGACAGGTCGGCGCCCGAGCGTCCTGGTTCATGCTGTGGTTTGTTACGAGGTCGACGCATCGGCTTGGGGCGATGCTGACATTCGGAATCTGGGGCACGGGCTCGAAGCGCTGGTTTCCCTGTTCCACATCAAGAAGGACAGTTCGTAGACAGTACCGTCCGCCTACCATTTGAAATAACAAACTGTGATTAAACGATAATTAGCAACAAATGCATTGACGAGGTCATTGCTTTGGTATAGATGTTTCCGAAATATAGAGATGCAAGTTGCGCCCGGGGCTTTCCAGCTTCCGGGCGTTTCTCGTTGCAGGCGTTGCGCGATGGCTGAACGACTTCGGGGACGCCAAGGCATGGCGCAGCGCCTGCGTCGATTAAAGGCCGAACCACTCTGCCGCGATTGTGCCTCCGCCGGGATTGTCCGCGAGGCGACCGTACCTGACCATATTGTGCCGCTAGCCTATGGCGGATCGGACGAAGACAGCAACATTCGCTGCCTCTGCGCTGAGT